TTCTTTGCGGCATCTACTAAAAGATAAAAGTCTTTTAAGTCACCACCATATAGCCAAACATTCAATCCAACAGTGCCATCAGACTTTTTAGCTACTTGCGTTATTGCAGCGCTGTTATTAGCAGGCCAGTATTGTGCCTCGCTGTTTGCTACAGCCTTTTTTACCTCATCATATGTGTGTTTATGCCCTGAACGTGCTAAAGCGTTCACGATTTGTTCTTTATGATTATCTATGTTTACAATGCTGTCCAAGACAATACTCCAGAGTTATCAATACTTGCGCTGTAACGTGTGCCGTTAGGACTTGTTAGTATTAATCTATTGTTTGCGTTTATATTTATATCTTCATTAATCTTGCGTGTTTGCGTCATTTCATATGTAATATTACGACGTGTTTCTATTTCATTTACTGCATCGTATGTTGGCATTGCATCAGGTAGCCTCATCGTTTGCTCCCTGGTTTAACTTCAATACGCGGTACACCTAGCCTCCAATTAGTTGACTCTGCGCCTATTGCTTTTACTAGCATCTGCCTTCCATGTACTCTTATTGGTACAGGTTGCCGAGTTGCTGTGTATGGGCCAAAACTACGCTCTGTGCCGTTAGGATACATTTTAGTTTTAAAAGTCATGCTAACGTCGCCCTGGGCGCTTTCATCAGGATATAAAAACGTTAAATTAGAGCTGTTTTCACCTGAACCTAATTCTACAGGCCCATGTTCAATAAAACTAACATCGCCATTGTGGTCGTATCCAAACTCATGGTCATATATCTTACCACTAGCGTCTACAGCTATTGGATATGGTAATGGCGCTTTGTCTGTCGCACATAATCGCGATAAACTGCCTTTATTCCAATGTCCTTCTCTATAGTCATAAACCACATATTTGTCATTTTCAGTGCTATCAGCACTAGGGTAAAACCACCAAACTTCACCAAATGATGCGTTATGCCAAGCAGTAACTTTACTAATTTGCGCCCTATTAATATCTTTAAATACTGCATCATGCACATCGCATTTTATAGGTTGGCTGTAACCTGTATAAACGTAAAAGTTTTCATGTGACATCCAATATGCTGCGCCATCAGCCGTTGTCACCGCACCAGCAGACACTAAACCACCACCAGCATTATCTTGTGGGAATCCGTATACTAATGGCGGCCCTAGATATACAACACGCCATACGTCTTTGTCTGTAAATATAAGGCTACCACCTTTTACATTAACAGCATTTAATATTGTACCAGCTGTCTGCAAGCTAAAGTTACCAGCTTGGTTATTAGCCGCAGCTGTCCATTGGTTTCTATCTTCTTGGTCTGACCAAGCAACATCTCTTGGCACTCCTGCTGCGCCAAGGCACATTACAATACGTTCTGGTGTTACTAATACTGCCCTATTACTTACAGGCGCATTTGTTACTTGTGTAGCATCAACATTAACATCTACATTCCATTCGTACAATTTACCATCATCAGGCAATACACCTAGTAATATTTGTCCAAAAGTATCTAATGACCACACACTTGCTGGATTTATAGTATTTGTTACAGCAGGGTTACTAACACCATACGGCCCACGACCATATAATCCTGTACCATAACCAGCACCTGTATCTGCATCTGCTCTGCCTGTAGTCAATCCAGAAGGCGTTATGTCTGTTACAGCACCACCTACAGTCATGGCGTACAAGTTACTGTTAGTACCTATAGCCGCAAATATTTGATTACTGTTATCGCGCCACGATATTACACGTCTTGCTTTACCGCTTACAGTTGTAGTTGTTCTTTGCCTCCAGCCACCCATTGGCCCCAATGCACCAAATTGCCAACGCACAAGATTAGCATCAAAGTTACGGCCTTTAGACTGATACTCTGTTCCGTTGGTGTATACACCTGGTGGTATGTTTAATGGTACTAACATTAACTAAAACTCACTGTAACTGTATCTGAATTTATTACGTTGCCATCATCATCTGTTACTTGGCATCTGTAAACAGCATTGCCACCAGATAACGCATAATTAAAACCAAATCTTGTAGTGTACTGCGTTGGCAGTTGTGGAAATAGATTAATACTACTTACAGTGCCAGATACATAAAACCATTGATATGTAAATGGCGCTTTACCACCTGTAACTGTTACCGCTGTGTAACCAGTGCCAGGACTACTTGTAACGCCTGTGTAACTGCCCAGTGATGAGTTGTATGATGTAGAGCCAAATAGTGCTGTTTGCGTTAGTGTTGCTTCAAATGCAGTAGAAACAACTTCCCATGCACTACCATTCCAACGCTTAACACCACTGTTAGGTTCCACCCACGCACTACCATTGTAATACTTAGCTGTTACCTCTGCAAATGCAGTGCCGTTATAAGTTTTAATCGCCATTATGCCGTTGTATCAAACCAAATGTCATCTGTTAGTGGACTTGTAGGCGCTGTATTGCCTACAGTTATTGTTCTGCCATTACCGCTTGCGTGCGCTACTTTACTGTCTAATGCAGCTTGTAAACCTGTTGTTTTTGCTATTGTAAATGTACTATCGGCTACTGTTGCTAATGTTGTAGCTAAAGAAAAGTTACCAGTGCCATCAAATGCTACGCTTCCTGTTACTGCGCCTGTCAGTGTTACTGTTCTGGCAGTAGACCATTTATCTGCTGACGTTGCATTGCCTGTCACAGCGCCTGTTACGTTGCCTGTTACGTTACCTGTAACATTGCCTGTTAAATTACCAACAAATGTTGGCCCTGTAACTGTTCCTGTAAATGTAGGGCTTGCTAATGGTGCTTTACTGTTAGCTAAATTTTCATTAGTTTTTACTTGTGCATCAATCGCTATTTGCGTGTTATTTAAATCACCGCCCCATGTGTCCTGTGCAGTGCCTGGTGTATTATATGTCCAGCCATAGTTAGTTGTTGTAGGCATATCAATAGTATCCTGCTGTTGCGTTTATCATCTGTGGTTTTGTTCCTGACATTCTGCGCTTGTCCTGGTCATTTAATGCTTTAACAGCATCTTCAAACAACGCACTCCATACAGGTAATCTGCTGTCATCATTTAAAAATGGTGCAGCGTGTAATAATGTACCATACAAGTATATTTGCGGTGATTTACTTAGTAACCAATTTGTATCTACATCATTTACTAAAGGTGTTACTTCAGCCAAGTATCTCATAATGCCAATAGTAGCATCTGGGGGAAATGGGTAAAATAATAGTTTAGTGCCTTGTATAGAATAAAATCTAGGTATACCAGAGTCAGCACCTATACCATCTAATGCGTTATGCGGTACATATTGCAATGGATATTCAGAGTTTTTCATCTGTATATTACGCATCTCTAAGAAGTTTGTAGGCAATGTTGTTTGCCCTACGTTTATAGTAAACTCAGTGTATTCTTCCATCTCAGATACATTGACTTTGCGATTAACGCTTTCTTCATTCATTTTAATAAAATTAGGTATTTGTGCAGTCAAATCATCACGATTTAACGTGTCATTTATAACTGTTTTTAATTCGCCTAGATTTGCAAATGCCATAACTACACCTTAAACTGCGCTACTCGCAATGCCTGAAACTCATTACTGTTTAATTTTTCTACAACACGAGGCCAATGGTCTTGATTAAATACATCAATACCTTCTGTTGCTTTCCAATGCTGTATTAGCCCTAATGGTATTGTGCCAACTTTAACTAAATCAGCTTTACCTAATGTGCCTTTAGCATCATATTGTTGTCTTTTATTGTCATCTAGTATTTTAGTGACATCTTGTTCTGTTTTTACATACATTTCATCTGTTGCGCTATCAACTGCTAGGCTGTGTTTCATGCCTGTTGCTTCATCATATGAAAATGGTTTAAAACTACTCATGTTAATCCCTTGCTACTACCAAATCGTTTTCTTCTAATAATTTAGCTTGCGCTGCATTTGTTTTAAATATGTCGCCTTTTTTATAACATATTTCACTACCATCAGCATTTGATTTACCAGTTCTTATTTGCGCTATACCGCCTTTTTTAGTGACTATACACTCAATGCCGTCATCTTTTTGTATTTTTGCTTTAATCTTTAGTGCTTTTGCTTTTGGCATATTTATCTCCTAATTGTAGGGGCTGGCAAATGCCAACCCCCATTCGTTACCTAAAACTAGGTTAAGTCTGCGGCTACGCCTAGACCTTTTTCGTTTTTCACGATAAGTGTCATATCACCAAGGATTTGACCTTTTTCGTTGTCACCAGTTTTAGAAAGTTCTTCATAACGTGGTGAACGTAATGTACCTAAAGTACACATGGATGGGTCTACAAATAGAGCATCGCGTGTTAGGCCATACTGTACTGGTATTATAGTTAGTTTGCCGTGGTTAGACAGATAAACGTCTGCACCGCCAACAACTACGCCTTCATCCATTCCGTTGATTTCATAGCGGTTAGCTGCAAGTCCAGCAAATCCAGCAAATATTGCTTTATGAGCAGCACTCATATAGATTTGTGAGAATGTAGCGCCATTATTAAATCCAGATTGGATTACGGCATCCATGATGTCTTTAGTGAAAGTACGCTGTGTACCATTTGTAGCAGCAGCACAATCTGTTCCGCTATATCCACCATTAGCACCGCCTGAACCGCGTGACACGTTTGAAGTTGCCCATGCTAATGCACCAGCAGCTTTACGGCCATTTACACCTGATTCTTCAGATGAAGCGTAGTTACCAATGAAACGAGCTTCAAAGTCACGCTTTAGCTCAATACCTTTGATAAGCTTTTGTCTAGCCATTTCTGACGCTACGCCAGCTGAATCAACAGCTTCTTGTATGCCAGCTACAACTACCGCACGCTTTTTAGTTTGTACGCGGTTAGCAACACGAGTTCTTGTGTTAGCTTCGAATGATGTAGTATCATCACCATCAACTTGTGCTGAAGCAGCATCTGGAGTTGCTAGTGTTTCTGTTTGCCACTCATGTCTTGTAGCCGTAACTTTTACGCCACCGCCTTTGATGTTTGAGCAGAATGGTGTTTTCTCAGGAGCAACGCGCTCGATGAGGTTTGAGAGGTCTTCTCTGTTGCCAGCAACACCTGCTGGTACGATTGTGTTTGTTGGTGCAGCCATCTTAATATCTCCTGTTGATAGCTAACTCGATAACAATAACGCTACAGCATCATCTAATGAATTAGACTTATTGAAACGCTTTGCAGCACGAGCTTTTCTTAATGAATTTGCATTACCTGCTGATTTGCCTTTTGACTTGATTGTCTTGGGCGCAGGTTTTGCGCTAGTTTTTGAAAGTTTTTTCTGACTATTGCGGTATTTAATACCATCATAAGCCAAAGCTAACATTCCTGGCTTTGCAAACCTAAGTTCTTCTGGCGTAGCTCCTAAATCCAACAATGTCTTAGTCAATGTTTGTTGTATTTCTGGGCCTTTTACAGCATCCAATAAATCTGGAAATAATTTAGGTACATTTGCAAAGTTTTCCTGCAATATCTGTTGTTCGTATTCTTTTTGTGCATTGACCGCAGATTCTTTATGAACCTCTAAGGCTTGCGACTCGGCTTCAAACAACGCTTTGTTTTGCAAGTATTCTGATGGGTCTCTTTGCGACATAGCTACCCAATCAATGTTATTCCAACGCTCATCAAACAATCTATCTAATGTTGCTGTTTCAGTTTGCACTGACTCAATAACATTATGTAGTTGTTCCATACGTTGCACTGACTGTTTAGTTACTTCAGCCGCAGCTTGTTGCGCTCTAGTTGTTTCAGCTTGTGACCGCTTAACTTCATCTGCAATAACAGACTGTGCTTCAGCAGGCAGTGATGAAAAAACATCTTTTGCGCCATCAGTCCAGAATTGGGGTGCATCGATTGACGGAACATCTTCTTCCGCTTCAACTTCCTCAACTTCTTCATCTTCAAGGTTGACCTCGCTATCGTCAGGCTCCTCGTCGTCGTCGATGGTTTCTGGTTCACCATCTAGTTCAGTATCTTCTGTTTCTACTTCTTCTACAGCATTTGTAGTTTCTGCTTCTTCAGGCTTTGGCGGTTCTAACTGTGTTAGCTCGCTTACGGCTTGGTCGATACTTAAGGGGGCTTCATTACTCATTTCTTAGACTCCTTCTTGGTTAATCTTATGAGTGTCAATGTAGTTGTTTAGTTTACGTGGAATCTCACGGCACACATTGATAAGTGCTATA